CCCCTCCACCCCCGCCAGGAAGACGGTCGACCAGCTCGCCAAGGAAGTCATCGCCGGCAAGTGGAACAACGGTCCGGCCCGAGTCCGCAAGCTTCTTGCGGCGGGCTACGACCCCGAGAAGGTCCAGGCTCGCGTCGACGAGCTGATGAACCCGAAGAGGGGTCCCAAGTCCATCAAGACTCTTGCCGCGGAGGTTCTCGCCGGCAAGTGGGGTGACGACCCGAGCCGTTCCAGGGATCTCAAGGAGGCCGGCTATGACCCTGTTGCCGTCCAGAAGGAGGTCAACAGGCAGGTCAGGGCCCGCCGGTAATCAACCCTTCAAAATGAGAGGAGGTGTCTCACGTGCCACAGAGCATACTCACTCAGACCAAGAAACTTCTGGGTCTGGTTGAGGATGACACGTCTTACGACATCGACATCGTCATACACATCAACACTGTGTTCGCGACGCTCAACGAACTCGGCATAGGTCCAGCCGAGGGCTTCATGATCGAGGACAAGACGACCACGTGGGACGCCTTCCTCGGGGCCGGTCCTCTGTACAACGCCGTCAAGACCTACATGTACCTCCGTCTCCGTCTGATCTTCGACCCTCCGACTACGTCTTACGGGCTCGAATCCTTCAAGGAACAGATCAAGGAGTTCGAGTGGCGCATGAATGTGATCCGGGAGGGAGAGCAATGGGTCGACCCGACTCTGCCAGTCGCACCTTGAACCACGCCGACAGCGACCGCAGGACACAACTCGTGGTTGTCGCTCTCCCTGACGAGAACGACCAAGTCCACAAGGTTTCCAGCGAGAAGGTACCGCATCTTACGCTTCTGTATCTGGGCGAGCCGGAGTTCACTCCGTTCCAGTTCGTTCACATCATGGAGTTCGTAGAGCATGCGGCGTCCAACCTCACTCGGTTCTCTCTCGACGTCGAAAGTCGAGGGACGCTTGGGGACAAGAACGCGGACGTCTTGTTCTTCAACAAGAAGTGGTCGAAGCACCTCGCCGAGTTTCGTCAACAACTTCTTCAGGACCCTCTGATCTTTCAGGCTTTCCATTCCACGGAACAGTTCGAGGGATGGACCCCACACCTGACTCTGGGGTATCCCGAAACCCCGGCGAAGACAACCGACATGGAGTACGGCGAGTTCTACAACGTCCGCTTCAACCGGATCGCTGTGTGGCTCGACGACTCCTCAGGCCCTGAGTTCAAGCTCAAGGACTACGACTATGACATGGAGGTAGCGATGTCCGATCTTGGGACTCCCCGCCCCGATGTCCTGGCAGGTGTTCTGGAGCACTACGGCGTCAAGGGCATGAAGTGGGGTGTTCGGCGAAGCGACGCTGAACTCGCCAAGGCTTCCTCAGAACCGAAGGCTCCTACTTCGGCCGACTCCAAGGCAGCCAGCGCGGCCCAGGCCAAGATCAACAAGAGCGGTACTCAGTCGCTCAGCAACCAGGAACTCCAGGGTCTTATTACCCGGATGAACCTGGAGCGACAGTACAGCACCATGACTGCCCAGCACCCTAACGATCTGGACCGTGGCCTCCAGACCGTTCAGAAAGTACTCAAGGTCGGCAAGACTGTCGAGGACGTCCGCAAGTTCATGAAGACGGACACTGGCAAGGCAGTCGCAACCGGCGTCAAGGGTGCTTTGGCTGCCGCAGCCGCATACGCAACCGGCGGAGCTACAGCGGCAGCAGGTGCTGGGGCCAGCGTCGTTATTCGTAACGTCACCAATCGGTAGAGGGGAGGGCAGTGGTGAGATTGTCGAACACGGCGACCCCGTACTACTACGGCGAGTTCCGTGAAGCGGTGTTGCGTGGAGATATTCCGGTCAACCGGGAAGTCTCGATGGAGATGAACCGTATCGACGCGCTCATCGCAAACCCGAACATCTACTACGACCCTGATGCTGTCGAGGGCTTCGTCAAGTACTGCGAAGCTGAGCTCACGCTTACCGATGGCAGCGATCTCCACCTACTCGACACGTTCAAGTTGTGGGCTGAGCAGATTTTCTGCTGGTACTACTTCGTGAACCGAAGCGTGTACGAGCCAGGGGAGAAGGGCGGGCGTTACGTCGACAAGACAATCAAGAAACGCCTGACAACCAAGCAGTATCTCATAGTTGCGCGAGGTGCTGCGAAGTCGCTGTACGAGTCGTGTCTTCAGAGCTATTTTCTGAACATCGATTCGAGTACCACGCATCAGATCACCACGGCCCCCACAATGAAGCAGGCGGACGAAGTCATGTCCCCTGTTCGAACTTCCATTGTTCGGGCCCGAGGTCCCCTCTTCGCATTTCTCACCGAGGGGTCTCTCCAGAACACCACGGGTTCCAAGGTGAACCGGGTGAAGCTGGCCGCTACCAAGAAGGGCGTCGAGAACTTCCTTACGGGTTCGATGCTCGAAGTTCGTCCAATGACCATCAACAAGCTTCAAGGTCTTCGAACGAAGGTAGCGACTGTAGACGAGTGGCTGTCCGGCGATCTACGAGAGGATGTCATCGGTGCCATTGAGCAAGGCGCTTCGAAGCTCGACGACTACCTCATCGTTGCTGTCAGTTCTGAAGGTACCGTTCGCAATGGTAGTGGCGACACCATCAAGCTGGAGCTCCAGGACATCCTCAAGGGTGAGTACCAAGCGCCTCACGTCTCCATCTGGCACTACAAGCTGGATGAGCTGGAAGAGGTCGCAAATCCAGCGATGTGGGCGAAGGCGAACCCGAACCTAGGGAAGACGGTCACTTATGACGTCTACCAACTCGACGTTGAACGAGCCGAAAAGGCTCCTGCCGCCAGGAACGATATTCTGGCGAAGCGTTTCGGGATTCCGATGGAGGGTTACACGTACTTCTTCACCTATGAGGAGACACTCCCTCATCCTCACCGTGAGTTTTGGGAGATGCCATGTGCTCTTGGAGCGGACCTCTCGCAGGGTGACGACTTCTGTGCGTTCACATTCCTCTTCCCACTGTCAAATGGCAAATTTGGGGTGAAGACCCGGAGTTACATTACTTCTTTGACGCTCCACAAACTTCAGAGCTCTTTGCGCCAGAAGTATGAGGAGTTCCTCGAAGAAGGTAGCCTCCATGTTCTTGAGGGTACGGTCCTCGACATGATGGAGGTCTACGATGACCTGGACACGTACATCCAGGAAAACATGTATGACGTGCGCGCATTTGGTTTCGACCCCTACAACGCGAAGGAGTTCGTAGCCCGCTACGAAGCGGAGAATGGGCCTCACGGCATCGAAAAGGTTATTCAGGGGGCGCGAACAGAGTCTGTCCCGCTTGGGGAAATGAAGGCTCTGAGTGGTGAACGACACTTGCTCTTTGATCAAGCGCTCATGACTTTCGCCATGGGTAACGCGATCACCATGGAAGACACGAACGGCAACCGGAAGCTTCTGAAGAAGCGGGCTGAAGGAAAGATCGACAACGTCGCCGCTTTGATGGACGCCTGGGTGGCGTACAAGCTCCATAAGGAGGAATTCGAATGACAGATAGAAGTCCTTCGCCGGGCGAGCTTGCCCACTACGGCGTCAAGGGCATGAAGTGGGGCATCCGCAAGGGACAATCAGGAAAGCAGATCCGAGCGGCTCGTCGTCGGGTGGCTTCGGAACACGCCAAGCTCGAAGTGCAGGTCGACAAGGTCGACAACATGAAGCGAGGCACTGCTGAACGTGCCCGCGGAGAGAAGCAACTCGAGAAGGCCACTAGGGATTTCCTCAACAATCCCGATCGAGTGACCGCGGCTCGCACGACCAAGGGCGAGAAGATCGCTGCAGTTCTTATCGCCGGACCCGTCGGCCTGACCGCCGTTGCGGCCACTTCAGTGACCACTAGGGTCATCGACTACAAGCAACGAAGCGGCGCCTACAACCGATAGTAAACAAGCCCGTCACTCTGCAGAAAGGAGGTGACTCGTGGCAAGCTTGTTTACCCGCGTGAGGAGTACCCTCAGGCACGGTTGGAATGCGTTCCGAGACGAGAACTATCTCGACGGTCTTCGCGCTCATAGCGGAGGATCTGGTTGGGGGCACTACGCCTCACCTTCTCGCAGCCGTCCGTCATACACGACAGAACGTTCGATTATCTCGTCGATTTACACCCGACTTGCGATCGATGTTTCTGGAATCGACATTCGGCACGTTCGCACCGACAAGGTCGGGCGGTACACCGAAGACATAGCCAGCGGTTTTCAGGACTGCATTCAGGTAAATCCCAATCTCGACCAGGGCCCTGATCAGTTCAAGCGGGATATTGCTATGTCGTTGTTCGAGAACGGCGTCGCGGCTGTAGTTCCCGTAGAGACCGACGTTTCTCCGCTCGATACCGGGGGCTTCGACATCAAGTCGATGCGTGTCGGTAATGTCGTCAGCTGGGAACCATCGCACGTCCGTGTCAGTCTTTACGATGAACGAGACGGGCAGCGGAAAGAGATCACCGTTCCGAAAAAGATGGTTGCTATTATTGAGAACCCTCTTTACTCGGTGATGAACGAGCCGAACTCCACCCTTCAGCGTCTTATTCGCAAGCTGGCAATGCTGGATACGATCGACGACCAGACCAGCTCCGGCAAGCTGGACATGATCATCCAGCTTCCCTACGTGATCAAGACTGAAGCTCGACGTCAGCAGGCGGAGCAACGCCGTAAGGACATTGAGGATCAACTCAAGGGTACGAAGTACGGGATCGCCTACACCGACGGCACGGAGAAGATCCACCAGCTTAACCGGCCGGTCGAGAACAACCTCCTGAAGCAGATCGAGTACCTCATCGCTCAGCTTTATTCGGAGCTTGGTCTGACCAAGGAAGTGATGGACGGCACGGCCGACGAAAAGGCCATGATCAACTATCACAACCGAACGGTCAAGCCGATCGTCAAGGCGATAGTGGACGAGTTCAAGAGGAAGTTCCTGACGAAGACTGCTCGCTCTCAAGGGCACTCCATCATGTTCTTCCGCGACCCGTTCGCCCTTGTTCCGATGGAGCAGATCGCCGAGATCTCCGACAAGTTCACCCGGAACGAGATTCTTTCGGCAAACGAGATCCGTCAGGGTATCGGTTTCAAGCCGTCCACGGATCCGAAGGCCGATCAGCTTGTCAACAGCAACATGCCCCAGCCCGGAAGCGACATGGGGTATGGAGCCGCTCCGCCTACGAGTGGCGATCCCGAAGACGAGGACTTTGACGAGACCGACGAAGGGGGAGATCTCCTTCAGAGTGGTCTAGAAGACCTCAACGCCTTGGCCGATTCCATACTGGCCGAGCTAGGGGCGCCAGATGGATAGCGAAGTCGCTCACGCGTACGACGCAGCCAAAAGGCGCGACTACTACCTTCGAACTCGGAATCTGAAGGGTCGCAAGCCGGGGGCCAAGAAGGTTGCTCCGAAGAAGACGAGGGCACAGCGACAGGCTGAACGACGGAGGAAACTCGAAGCTCAGGTAGACGCGCTCAAGGCTCGTCTCGAAAAGCTCCGGGAAGTTCTTGCCGCCGAAGTCAAGAAGGCCCAAGCCCGTAGCGGGGTGAAGGACTCCAAGACCCCAGCCAAGAAAGCTTCTCCCAGTAAGTCATCATCCAAAACTCCGAAGTTGACGGCGGCTCAGAAAGCCAAAGCAGCGAAGGCGGCGGAGGAATACCGGAAGAAGAACCAGGACCTACTTCTCGAAGACCAGGTCAAGTCGTTGAACGGCAAGATCAAGACCATCCAAGAGCGGATCGCCAAGATGCGCAAGGAAGGCTCCATCGGAGCCCGGAAGAACTCGAAGTAGGAAGGAGACAGTCAAAATGGCAGACGACCGTAAGCACGACTTCAGCGGTTACGCCACCAAGGCTGGGCTCAGGTGCTCCGATGGCCGGACCATTACGCCCGACGCCTTCAAGCACATGGACGGCAAGCGGATCCCGCTCGTCTGGATGCACGGTCACCACGACCCGGAGAACGTGCTCGGACACGCGGTTCTGGAAGCCCGCGACGACGGCATGTACACCTACGCTTTCTTCAACAAGACGAAGAAGGCCGTGGCAGCGAAGGAGTCCGTCGAGCACGGCGACTACGACTCGCTTTCCATCTTCGCCAACCAGCTCGTCGAGCACGCTAAGCAGGTCACGCACGGCGTCATCCGTGAGGTCAGCCTGGTTCTGGCCGGCGCCAATCCCGGCGCCAAGATCGACTTCATCAACCTCCAGCACGGCGATGGAACACTCGTCGAGTCGGATGAGGACGCGATCATCCACACCGGTCTCAAGCTCGAACACGCCACCTCCGAGGAGGAGCCGGACGAGAGCGACGAAGACAACAACGACGACAGCGATGAGGACGAGGACGAGGACCTCGCCCACGCGGCCAAGGGCGTCACGGCCAAGGACGCCACGATCAAGGACGTCTACGACGCCATGGACGAGGACGAGAAGAACGTCCTCCACTACATGATCGCTGCTGCCGTCGAGGAAGCTGTTGCCGAAGAGGCGGCTTCCCACTCCGACAACAAGCCCGGTGAGGGCGACCTCATTCACAAGGAAGGAGCCGACGAAATGTCGCGCAACGTTTTCGACCAGACCGACGCCAAGGACGGCGTCACCAAGAAGCACGAGCTGTCCCACGACGCGCTGAAGGGCATCTTCGAGGACGCCAAGAAGAACGGCTCCCTCAAGACGGCCGTCGAGAACTACGCGGCGAACAACCTCGAGCACGGCATCACCGACATCGACACGCTGTTCCCGGACGCCAAGATGGCCACCGGGACCATCGAGCTCGAGAAGCGCCGGACCGAATGGGTCTCCGCCGTCATCAACGGGACCCGCCACACGCCGTTCTCCCGGATCAAGACCTTCGTCGCCGACCTGACCCAGGACGAGGCTCGCGCCAAGGGCTACATCAAGGGCAACTACAAGCTGGAAGAGTGGTTCGGCGTCACCAAGCGGACCACCGGCCCGACCACGATCTACAAGAAGCAGAAGCTCGACCGTGACGACATGCTCGACATCACGGACTTCGACATCGTTACCTTCCTCAAGGCCGAGATGCGGCTGATGACCGAGGAGGAGTTCGCTCGTGCGGTCCTCATCGGTGACGGCCGGGACGTCTCGGACGAGGACAAGGTCAAGGACCCGATGGGTGTCGCGGACGGCAACGGCCTCCGTTCCATCCTGAACGACCACGAGCTGTTCGTCACCACGCTCAACGTCAACGTCGCCGACGCCGACTCCTCCTACGAGGAGGTCGTGGACGCCGTCATGGACGGCTTCGAGTACTACAAGGGCACCGGCACTCCGACGTTCTTCACCACGATCCCGCACCTCAACAAGTTCCTGAAGGCCCGCGACCTCAACGGCCGGCGGTACTACGAGACCAAGCAGCAGGTTGCTGACGCCCTCGGCGTCGACCGGATCGTCACCGTCGAGCCGATGAAGGAGGTCCCGGGGCTGATCGGCATCATCGTCAACCTCGACGACTACAACGTCGGCACCGACAAGGGTGGCGAGCTCACGATGTTCGAGGACTTCGACATCGACTACAACCAGCAGAAGTACCTGCTGGAGACCCGCGCGTCCGGCGCCCTGGTGCGTCCGAAGTCGGCCATCGTGATCCGCGAGACCGAGGCAGACGACGTTCTCGCGACCCCGCAGAAGCCGGCGTTCAACGCTGACACGGGCGTCGTCACGATCCCGACCGTCACCGGCGTGGTCTACAAGAACGGCAGCGGCACCACCCTGACCGCGGGCGACCAGGCACCTCTGGCTGCCGGCGCGTCCACCACGATCTACTCCGTCCCGGCGACCGGCTACTACTTCGCCGACAACCAGAGCGACTCGTGGCCTTTCAAGCGCAAGGCCGCCTGACCTAGGCGAGCAGAGTCATGACACGATTTTCAGGAAAGGTGGGATACGGCGAAACTGTAGAAACCGCCCCTGGCGTGCACGAGGACGTCATCACGGAACGCCCCCATTTCGGGGATGTGGTGAGGAACTCGTTGAAGTTCAGGGAAGGTCAGAGTGTCAATAATGACCTCTCGGTGAGTAATTCAATCAGCATTGTCGCTGATGCTTACGCGAATGTGCACTTCTCGCATATTCGTTATGTTGAGTGGGCGGGGGCTGTGTGGTCTGTGACTGAGGTCCAGGTCCAGAGCCCCCGTCTTCTCCTGAGTCTAGGGGGTGTCTACAACGGCCCCAGACCCGAAACGCCTTGAGCTGCAGGCACTCCTAGAGACGCTGCTGGGAAGTCCGAACGCATATTTCCAGCCGCCCTCGAACAAGACAATTCAGTACCCCTGCATTGTCTACGCTCAGGACAACGCAAAGACCGAGTTCGCTGGCAATCTGCCTTACAGTGTCGCCAAGCGGTATCAGTTGACGGTGATCGATCGGAACCCAGACACCGATATTCCGAACAAGGTCGCCCATCTGAGGTTCGCCAACTTCAATCGAGCATTCACGGCGGACAATCTCCACCACTACGTCTACAACCTCTACTTCTGAGGGAGCTACAAGCATGACAGCGCTCACTTGGGACCAGGCTGGCGAACGCCTCTTCGAGACCGGCGTCGACCACGGAGTCCTCTACATTCCGGACAACGTCGGCGCCTATGTCGAGGGCTACGCTTGGAACGGCCTCACCGCCGTCACCGAGTCGCCGTCGGGCGCCGAGTCCAACCCGCAGTACGCCGACAACATCAAGTACCTCAACCTGGTCTCGGCCGAGGAGTTCGGCGGCACCATCGAGGCCTTCACCTACCCGGACGAGTTCGGGCAGTGCGACGGTTCGGCTTCTCCGACGCCGGGTGTCTCGATCGGCCAGCAGACCCGCAAGACCTTCGGCCTGTCGTACCGCACCAAGGTCGGCAACGACCTGGCGGGTCAGGACGCCGGCTACAAGCTGCACCTCGTCTACGGAGCTCTCGCGGCTCCGTCCGAGAAGGCCTACGCCACCGTCAACGACTCGCCCGAGGCGATCACCCTCAGCTGGGAGTTCACCACGACTCCGGTCGAGGTCGGTGTCATCTCCGGCGTGACCTACAAGCCGACGGCTTCTCTGACGATCGACTCGACGAAGGTCGACGCCGAGGCGCTGGAGACCCTGGAGGAGTTCCTCTACGGCACCGCAGGTACCGACCCGTCTCTGCCGAGCCCGGCGGCGGTCGTCGCCATGTTCTCCGGAACGGTTCTCACGGCCACTCCGACGGAGCCGGCTTACGACAACGCCACGAACACCCTGACGATCCCGACCGTCACCGGCGTGACGTACTACATCAACGGCACGGCTCAGGTCGCCGGTCCGGTGGTGCTCACGGAGAACGTCATTGTCGAGGCGCGTCCGAACCTCGGCTACAAGTTCCCGTCGAACGTCGACACCGACTGGGCCAAGGGCGACATCTAACCGCCGGCTGACAGAAAGGAGGCCAGAGATTGCTCATACTTGATGTCGTGATAACTGAAGCTTACGACCAGAGCAAGAAGGAGTTTGTCGACCAGACGTTCCGTCTTGAGATGGAGCACTCTCTGGCCTCCGTGTCAAAATGGGAGTCGCATTTCGAGAAGCCGTTTCTCAACGACAAAGAGAAGACGGCTGAAGAACTGTTCTGGTACGTCCAGGCAATGACTCTCACCCCCAACGTTCCTCCGGAGGTTTTTGCCAGCCTCAACAAAGAGGACGTTGCGAAGATCGACGAGTACATCAACGCCAAGATGTCCGCCACGACGTTCAGAGAGGCAACCAACCAGAAGAAGAGTACCGAGGTAGTAACCGCGGAACTCATCTACTACTGGATGATCTCTCTGAACATCTGGCCGGAATGTCAGCATTGGCACCTCGGTAGATTGCTGACCCTGATCAAGGTGTTCAACGCCAAGAACGCTCCGGCTAAGAAGATGAGCCGAAGTGAACAGATTGCGTACCAACGAGCGGTCAACGAACGACAGAAGAAGCAAGCCGGAACTAGGGGATGAAGGGAGGAAATTGAGTGGGACGACTCGAATGGGGAGCCAGTGGCTCTCGCCAGTTCGAAACCGGAGTTGACCGTGGCGTTCTCTATGTTGACGGTCAGCCTGGAGTTGCCTGGTCGGGTCTCACCTCTGTGGACGTCGCCGCTAATGGTGGCGGAGCGAAGTCGTACTACCTCGACGGCAACAAGTACTTGCTCGCTTCGGCCGCCGAGGAATTCGGTGCGACGATCAACGCCTTCACCTACCCTCCGGAATTCGGGGTGTGCGACGGATCAAGTCAGGTCCGCCCAGGACTATTCGTGACCCAGCAGAGGCGGAAGTCCTTCGGTTTCTCGTACCGAACGCAGGTGGGGAGCGACCAGACCAACAACCTCGGGTACAAGATCCACATCGTCTACAACGCTCTTGCCGAACCATCGGACAGGAACTTCCAGTCAATCGGCGAAGACGTCGAACCAATGGAGTTCAGCTGGGCCATCGCCACTCGTCCTCCTGTGATCGCCGGCTTCAAGCGGACGTCTCACGTGGAGATCGACTCCAGGACTACGAGCAAGGATGTTCTGGGCCTGGTTGAAGAGGCTTTGTACGGGACTGATGAGGAACTTCCTCGCCTCCCCAGTTTCACCGAGTTGATCGCCATGTACGAAGCCTTCTTCGTTTACGTGGTGACCGACAATGGAGACGGAATCTACACGATCTCCGGACCGGACGACGCGATCACTGAACTCGACGATATCCTCCTCCAGTTCGACTGGCCGACTGTCGTTGAGGTCGATCCAGTCACCTACACCATCAGCGACGGATAGAAAGGAGGCCTTGTGCCATACGTCCAAACGCTCATTGACAATTTCAATGACGCGTCGCTGGATCTCGCCAAGTGGACGGTAACGCAAGGCCCCGGATCTTCCGAATCCGGTGGAACGCTGAACCTTGCTGTTGTGGCGGATTACCCAAGGGTTGACGGGGATATCCTCTTCGACCTTTCGCAAGGGATCCTTGCAGCCAAGTTGTCCGTAACTGGAACTCGGGCTCCGAACACTGAGTTCTACATTGGAGCCCACGACGTTTCTGGTAACGGCATATTGGCACTCGGTGGCCCGAATGGTACGTACCTCACGTTCCAGGGCGATGGAGCTACAACCTTCAACACCGAAGTAATCCTGGACACCACTGTTGGTGTCGGTTGGGACTGGGTTCCCGGAACCTGGTGGGGCATCGGCAACATCGGATCCGACAACATTGTGCATATGTACAACTCTTCCGACGGTCAAACGTGGAACGAGATGGGGTATTGCACGCTTGGCGGCACCTTCAACAAAACCGCTGCGGCTCTGGTTTTTATGGCCGGAGTCTGGGACGGGTCAACTCCGTCTCTTTCCGCGAACTTCGACGACGCGTCATATTGGGCCAGCGAAAGCGAAACGTTCGTCACAAGAAAGGTTCAAGTCGGAGGCGTCTGGAAGCCTGCGACACCGAAGGTTCGGGTAGGTGGAGCCTGGGTAGCAGCCGCTCCCAAACCCCGAGTCGGAGGTGCTTGGGACCCGATGATCTGACTAGGAAGGTGGCCTCGTGGCTACGGTAACTGTAGTAAACGCCGAGCGGACACTCGAAATCGAGGCCGCCAACATCGTCGATGGTTCGATCAATGAGGATGGACACCTCATTCTGGAGCGTCACGACGGGACGCCCATTGACATGGGTGCCGTTTCCGGCGTCAAGACGTATGACGGCGCGGCCTACACCAAGGAGGATGTCTTCTCCTACGTAGGCGCCGCTGATCCTGGAGCGGTCCCTGATGGATCGATCTGGTTCGACACCAACGACGTAGCCGGACCCGTTTCAAGCACCACTCAGAAGGGTCTCATCGAGATCGCAACCGTCGCCGAGACAAACGCGATCACGGATCCTTCTCGAGCAGTATCCCCGGCAGGCCTAGCGGATATTGTCAATGGGTTTGACACCCGTCTCGACACACTCGAGGTGTACAAGAACATCCTTCTGGCCTCCAACGCAAAGGCCGAAGGTGACGCCCCCAGTACATATTCTGTGGGCACTACGGTGATGACTGCGACGACTTCGTCGGGATGGTCTCTGAACGCCGGCTTCGGTCTCGTGATCACCAACAAGTCCGAAACCAGCCGCGTTACCCAGACGTTCCACGTCAATGCGAGCTCTACCACCGTTACGCCCCGAACGTGGACGCGGCACGGAATCGCTGACGGATCTAACTGGACTGCATGGTCCCAGACCCAGGGCCTTTATACCCTGAACCCTGCGAACTTCGGTCAGACGACCGCGATCACGGGTTACCCTCTGGGTTGGTCGAGGCTGTACTACACCTCGGCGAACTCGTCAGCGTGGGATTTCACCGGGAACTCCGGCGAGGTTCTCACGTTCGTCGATGGAACGGACTACGCGAAGCAGACGTTCACCACGCATTCGTCTGGTTCCGGTACCCCCAACATGTGGGTTCGTACTGCGAACGCTGCGAACGGCTGGACGGCCTGGCGCAAGGCCATATTCCGCGAAGACTCCGGTATTCCCAAGGCCATGGCGTCTGGAACGCTCACCATTACTCCGGTGGCCAACACGCCTACTTCCCAGTCGGTTTCTTTCCCCGCGGGACGTTTCTCGGCAACTCCGCATATTGTGATCTCTCCGATCACAACCGTGCCGGGAACGCAGGTGACGGGATGGGGCGCAAGCGGAGCCTCTTCGACCGGCTTCGACGCCTACGTCACCCGAACCAACACCACTGCGACCATCCTCAACTGGATCGCCACTCAGTTCTAAGGAGGGCCCTATGGGTCTGGGTTACGAAGTCAACAAGCCCATACTCGATGGGAAGGCCGGCGAGGCTGTTCTTCAGCTCCGGTCTGCCCTCGACAAGGTGGAAGCCATCGCTACCTGGCTGGCCAACAACCCGGTCGTGAACGAGGTCGATCCTCTGTGGTCGGACCCGTTCAACTACACGGCGGACGAATCGTACGCTTTGAGGATGTATTTCAGCAGCGTTGATCAGATCCGAACCCAGAACGGAACTCTGATGGCCGTCGGCCGGAAGATGACAGGTCTGGAGTAACCCGGAAGAGGTAGGGATGATTTCGTTCGCAACCACCCGTTCGGGTAAACGAACGGAAAACTTCCTTGCGAAGCTTCAGCGTGGCGATATTTACAAGTCGCTTGCCGCTGAAGCCCAAAAGGGAGTGGCCGCCCTCGCCTCAGCAGTTCCGAAGGACTCTGGACTGGCGGCGGATTCCTGGACGTATGAGATCGAACACTCCAGGGGTTCGGCAACCATCAAGTGGCTCAACACCGACGTCGAGAACGGGTTCCCGGTAGCAATCATGCTGCAGCTCGGCTACGGAACTGGTACCGGCGGCTACGTGCAGGGCAGGGACTACATCAACCCGGCCATGAAACCGGTATTCGATAGCATCGCAGACAAAGTCTGGAAGGAGGTGACCAACGCATGAGCACGATCGACGAGCGCGTAGTTCAGATGAAGTTCGAGAACGCCGCGTTCCAACAGAACGTTCAGCAGACCATATCTGCACTGGAACGGCTCAATAAGTCTCTGCAGATGCAGGGCGGTACCAAGGGCCTCCAGAACGTGATGTCCATATCCGGACAGTTCGAGCAGCACATGACTCGAAACCGGGATGCGCTTGGTCGCTTCACTACGAGCTTTCAGCAGTCGTCTACGGTTGCTACGACCTTCGGTCAGAAGATCGAAACGGGTAAGGAAGCCCTCGGGCGATTTTCTGCTGGGTTCTCCACGGCGGTTGGTCACGCCCAGAACTTCGGTCAGAAGATCGCCAGTGGTGCTGAGTCTGTCAATGGATTCATATCCAAGCTCAGTCAAACCACTGCTGCCGCTGACAAGCAATCGGGTTCCCTCAAGAACATCGAGAGCAATGTTAACGGCTTGGCGAGTAGGTTCTCGGCTCTTGGGACCATCGCATCCGGTGCTCTTCTGAGTATCGGTGCCAGGGCTCAGGAAGCCGGAACTCGTCTGCTGAACTCGTTCACTTTCGGACCCATCATCGAGGGTTTCAGAGAGTACGAGACCAATCTCAACTCGATCCAGACCATCCTGGCGAACACACGGGCTGCTGGAACAGATCTCAACGACGTCACGCACGCTCTCGACGAGCTGAACCATTATTCCGACCAGACCATCTACAACTTCTCCGAGATGGCGAAGAACATCGGCACCTTCACGGCTGCTGGTGTTGGTCTGAAGGAATCGACTGCGGCGATCAAGGGTATCGCCAACCTCGCAGCGGTTTCCGGCTCGAACTCCGAGCAAGCTTCCGCGGCGATGTACCAGCTCTCTCAAGCCATATCCGCGGGTCGGGTTTCACTTGAGGACTGGAACTCTGTCGTTAACGCCGGTATGGGCGGTACCGTCTTCCAGCGGGCACTTGCTCAGAACGCGGTAGCGATGGGGACCCTCGACAAGGGTGCCGTCAAGCTCACCGGCAGCATGAAGAACGTCTCCATCGAGGGCAAGTCCTTCCGTGAGTCCATCACGGCAAAGCCTGGCCAGGAATCCTGGCTGACGTCGAAGGTTCTGACCCAGACTCTGGCCCAGTTCACCGGAGACCTGTCAGATGCTGAACTCGCTGCGCAGGGATTCAGCAAGGCACAGATCAAGGCGATCCAGGACCAGGCCAAAACGGCCAAGGCGGCTGCGACTGAAGTCAAGACAGCAACTCAGCTGTTCAGCACCTTCAAGGAGCAACTGACTTCAGGATGGTCCGAGACTTGGAAGACCATATTTGGTGACTTCACTGAAGCCAAGGGTCTTTTCACTGGGATCAGCGAAGGTATCGGCGGGATGCTTCAGCAGTCCTCCGACGCCCGAAACAAGATGCTCAAGGAGTGGGACAAGTTCGGCGGTCGCGATGCGCTGATCGACGGTCTCACCAATGCGTTCAAGGCTTTGGGTCTGGTACTCAAGCCCATCAAGGACGCTTTCCGGGAGATATTCCCAGCAACAACCGGCAAACAACTTGCCGAGATGACCAAGAACTTCCGTGATTTCACCGAGCGCCTTAAGATTGGTGGCGAAACAGCAGACAAACTGAAACGAACCTTTGCGGGCGTCTTCGCGATTTTTGGTATCGCGGTCGACGTCATCAAGGGCGTTGTTGGCGTAATCTTTGACTTGATCGGGGTCGCTACTCAGGGCTCCGGCGGATTCCTCAGCTTCACCGCGAAGATCGGCGATTTCCTCGTCGCGCTTCGGAATGGGATTCGCGAAGGCGAGGGTCTGAAGAACTTCTTCAAGGGGCTTGGGACTGTCCTCGCCGTTCCCATCAAGCTGGTTCAGAAGCTTGCCGGCTTCCTGGGCTCGCTGTTCAAGGACTCCGACGCTTCCGGCTTCGAGAAGTCCGTCGAGGGAGCATCCTCCAAGCTTGAGCCTCTGGGCCGACTTGGTGAGGTTGTTTCCGCGGCTTGGGAGAAGACCCTCGACGTTATGCGGAACGTGGGTAACTTCTTCCGCGAACTCGGCGGCGAGATCTCCGATTTCTTCGGTGGTTTCGGTGGAATGTTCGAGGGGCTCAACTTCGAACACCTCCTCGCCGGGCTCAACACAGGAGCTCTTGTAGGTCTGTTCCTCACCATCAAGAACTTCCTCGGAGGTTTCGGTGGTGGCGGTCTTGGAGGGATCCTCCAGACTGTTCAGGACGGCATCGAAGACCTGACCGGTACATTCGGCGCCATGCAGAACACACTGAAGGCCGCAACACTCCTTCAGATCGCTTTGGCGATTGGTGTCCTGGCCCTGTCGATGAAGACGTTGTCCAAGATCGACCCGGAAGACCTCGCCAAGGCGAGTGCTGGTATCACGGTCATGTTCGGGCAGCTTCTGGGGGCTATGGCCATATTCCAGAAGTTCATCGGATTCACCGGCTTCGCCAAGCTGCCGTTCATCATGGGATCACTGCTGCTTCTTGCAGGCGCGATTCTGATCCTCACGCAAGCAGTCAAGCAGCTCGCTGGACTGGACTGGAACGAGCTGGCCAAGGGTCTTACCGGTCTCGGTGTAATGCTGGGACTGATCGTAGGTTCCCTGAAGCTCATGCCTAATCCCAAGGGACTGATATCCACAGGGATCGGCTTGATCGCTCTTGCTGCGGGTATCAAGATCCTTGCCAGTGCGGTGGAGGACTTGGCTGCTCTCGGCTGGAACGAACTGGCCAAGGGTTTGATCGGCGTTGGCGCACTTCTGGGTGCTCTGACGCTCTTCACGATGTTCGCCAAGGCAAACAAGGGCGGGCTCGCGCAAGGTGCTGGAATCATATTGCTGGCTACAGGGATCAAGATCCTTGCCAGTGCTGTGAAGGACCTTTCGGGCATGTCCTGGAACGAGATCGCTAAGGGTCTGGTGACTCTGGCGGGCTCTCTCGGCATCATTACCGGGGCATTGATGCTTATTCCACCAAAGGCCGGCCTTTCGGCTCTTGGTGTGGTGGGTGTCGCTCTGTCACTGAAGCTGGTGGCGGAAGCCCTGGGCGACATGGCAGAGATGAACTGGAGCGAGATCGGAAAGAGCCTTACTGTGATGGCCGGGGCTCTCGGTCTCATGGCTGCGGCTCTCTACGTTATTCCGCCTACAGCTCCTCTCGCTGCTGCCGGCGTTTTCCTCGTGGCTCTTTCTCTGCAGCAGATCGCAGGGGTACTCTCGGGGTTCGCCGAATACTCCTGGGAAGAGATCGGCAAGGCTATGACCTTGCTTGCCGGTACTCTGGGCCTCATCGCTGGTGCGATGTTGTTGATGACTGGTGCCATTCCTGGTGCGCTGGCGACGATCATTATCGCTGGAGCACTAGCCATATTGGCTCCGGTGCTCCAACAATTCAGCCAAATGTCCCTGGGGGAAATTGGCACGGCACTTTTGATGCTGGCTGGCGTCTTCGTCATATTTGGAGCCGCAGCACTACTCCTTACTCCGGTCATTCCGATGATGATGGGTCTTGCGGTCGCCGTAGGACTCCTTGGAATCGGTCTCTTGGCCGCGGGAGCCGGTGTGTTCCTGTTCGCCACAGGTCTTACGGCCTTGGCCGCGGCAGGTGCAGGTGCTACAGCAGCAGTCGTAGGAATCGTGTCTGGCTTGATTGGACTCATCCCAGAACTGATGAAGCAGATCGGTCTGGGAATCATCGAGTTCGCGAAAGTCATCGCGACGGGTGGTCCAGCGATCACCAAGGCCATGGTTGTGGTCCTGGAGTCGCTCATATCCGCGATCGTAAGGGTAACTCCGAAGATTGTGGACGCTCTTCTCCGGCTGCTTACGATGCTGCTCCAGAAGATGGCGCAGTACGTGCCCAAGATGGTCGATGCCGGTCTCAAGCTGTTGACCGGTATTCTCCGGGGTATCGCAGACAACATCGGAAAGGTCGCTACCGAGGCAACTCGTGTTGTGACCGAATTCCTCAGGGCCATCGGAAAGAACCTTCCGAAGGTTGTCGACGCCGGTTTCAAGATGGTCATCGACACCATCAAGGGCGTGAGGAAGGCGGTTGACGCCAACGCTGAAACTCTTGGTCGTGAAGGCGGCAAGCTTGCCGTTGCGATCATTCGGGGTATGGTCAAGGGCATTGGCGCTGGTCTCGGTGAGATCAAGAACGCTGCTATGAACGTCGCCAAGTCGGCGCTCAACGCTGCGAAGGACTTCCTGGGGATTCACTCTCCCTCCAAGGAATTCGAGAAGATCGGTAACTTTGTCAACGATGGTTTCCGAAAGGGCCTCGATGGCAACAAGGCACAGGTCTACAAGGCATTCGACGACCTGAAGAAGATGCTCAAGGATCTCTCGAAGAATTCCAAGGCATCGTCTGCGGAACGTCGCAAGGCCGCGTCGGCTTACACCACACTTACCAAGCAACTCAACGACGAGAAGTCCGCGATTGGCAAGTTGTCCGATCAGTACGACAAGCTCACCGAGAAGATCAAGACGGCCAAGGATGCTTACGACGCAGCCGTCAAAACGAGAGACGATTACCGGAAGTCCATAACCGATCAGTACGGCGACATGGCTTCGGCCACCGGCGACACTACGGTTGCGGCTTACAAGGAGAACCTCAAGAAGCAAATCGAAGACACCAAGGTCTTCATGAACCAGCTTCAGAGGCTTCGTGCCCTCGGTCTCAATGACGAGATGTACAAGGACCTCCTTTCCACCGGTACTAGTGCTCTGCCCTTCGTGAACGAACTTCTCACCGAGGGTAAGGCTGGCGTAGACGAGATCAACAAGCTGGGCAAGGACCTCGACACTGTCGCGGGCAAGCTCGGCAAGGACGCCTCGGACTCGCTGTACCAGGCCGGTGTCAACTCGGCACTCGGCATCGTCAAGGGCCTCGAGTCGCAGCAGAAGCGGCTTGAGCGCATCATGGACGGCCTGGCTGCTCGCATGGTTTCGACCATGAAGAAGAAGCTGGGTATCAAGTCGCCGTCTCGCGAGTTCATGGAGATCGGTCGATTTTCCGCGCTGGGTCTTGTCAAGGCTCTGGGCGATATGTCCGGTTCCGTAGAGAAGGCTTCTTCGGACACCGGAAAGATTGCTGTGGAATCACTTCGGAAGTCCCTCACCGGGTTCTCCGATTTGATCACCAGCGATGTCGGTCTGTCCCCCGTAATTACTCCTGTCCTGGACTTGTCCAGCGTCAAGAAAGATGCGGGTTCGATCGGAGGGCTCTTCTCCGCCAAGCCGATCGCGATCGACTCCTCTTACGCCAAGGCGGCATACGTCGCTTCCGGTTACGCGAGGAACCAGGCTGTGTCTACACAGTCGAGTGAACCGGTCACTGCAGCTCCGGTGTCGTTCACTCAGAACAACTACTCCCCGAAGGCTCTGTCTTCGGCGGAGCTTTACCGGCAGACGAACAACCAACTCTCCAAGGCGAAGGAGGCTCTGAGTACCAATGCTGGCAACCGTTGAGGCCAGGTCTCCGAAAGGTGATCTTCTCACTTTTCCCCTGGAGGACGACTCTTCGGGGTATCGAGTCACGAAGATAGAAGGATTGGGTCCCGTCAAAGCGAATCTCGTTTCCTCGGGGTTTGCCAACGCTGATGGCGAGATATTCCAATCCAGTCGTCGACCAGCCCGGAACATCAAGATCTCCCTGGAACTCGATCCGGATCCCACTGTGGAAACGGTCCAGGGACTTCGTAACAAGCTGTACCGGGTGTTCATGCCGGAGTCGAAGGTCAAGCTCAGCTTCATTCTTGAGGTTGGGCTGACCGTCGACATCTTTGGAGTGGTCGAAGAGTGCGACGTCGAACACTTCACTCAGGAGCCCAAGGCGGACATATCCATCATGTGCTACGGGGATACGGATTTCATCGATCCCGTCCCCGTAGTCGTGCCGGGGTTCACCGTGGACGACGAAACGAACTCGATGGTTATCGAGTACGACGGAACCGTTAACACAGGTATCCAGCTTGTGCTCAACGTGGACCGTACCCTTCCGGAGTTCACCGTCTATCACGTCCTTCCAAACGACGAGACTCAGACGCTGGAGTTCGACAACTACCCCTTGGAAGCCGGAGACACGCTGACCATCAGCACAGTTTTCGGCTCCAAGGGGGCCACCCTGATTCGCGCGGGTACCAGTAGTTCAGTGCTCTACGGTATATCCCCGCAATCCAGGTTCATCGAGCTGCTGCCAGGGGAAAACAGCATCCGTGTTTACGCGGAGGGAGATCCCATCCCGCTTGAAGTGGAGTACATCACCAAGTATGGGGGTCTGTAGTGGAGCTTTACACACTTGACCCCCTGCTTCGTCGAGAGGCGGTCATCGATCAATTTGAATCGCTTATCTGGACTGAGCGATTCATGGAGTTCGGCGACTTCCAAGTCGACATGATCTCGACCCAAGCGAGCCGCAATCTTCTGAAGACCGGCACGCGTCTGGCCATGAATGAGTCCAACTACATCATGACCGTGGAATCAGTCGAGGACGCAGAAGACAGCGAAGGCCGGAGGATGCTGACGGTCAAAGGACGATCGATGGAATCGATTCTCCTCGACCGGGTCGCCAAGGAGTCACTCTCCGATCTGACGACCTCACCGAAGTGGACCATCACGCTTCCTCCGGCCGACGTTGTTCGTAAGATCTTCCACGATATTTGCGTCACCGGGGTTCTTGACCCCAACGACGTGATCCCCTTCATCGTGGAAGATTCGTTCATGCCTACCGACACGATCGTCGAGCCCATCGACCCGATCACGGTGGAGTTGGACCCACAACCGGTCTACGACGCGATCACGGATATTTGCAACGTCTGGACCCTCGGGTTCCGGATGCTGCGGAACCATGATGCGTCTCAGATCTACTGGGACGTCTACGCGGGCAGTAACCGGACTTCCGGTCAGACTGTCCTTCCTCCGGTCATTTTCACACCGGAGCTGGACAATCTGCAGAACACCAAAGAGCTCACGTCCATCGACAAGGCCAAGAACGTAGCGTACGTATATTCTCCGGCGGGATTCCAGATGGTCTATGGCCTCGGAGTGGATCCTGAAGTCGAAGGATTCGAACGTCGTGTTCTGGTCGTCAACGCAACGGACATCACGTCCGAAAACCCGGACGTTCCTACCGCGCTCATGCAGCGTGGGAACGAAGAGCTCGCCAAGTACCGCACGTACCAGGCGTTCGACGGAGAAGTCAGCCAGGTCAGTCAGTACAAGTACGGGAGGGACTACAACCTCGGCGACCTCGTCGAGACACGTAACCTGAGCGGTGTAACGAACAACATGCGGGTGACTGAGCAGATTTTCGTGTCTGACCAGGAGGGCGAGCGATCATATCCGACGCTTACTCTGAACACCTTCATCAACACTGGTTCTTGGCTCTCGTGGCTGAACAACAAGATCTGGGCTGACCTGACTACGGAGGAGTGGGCTACTCAGCCGTGATATTCGTAAGGGAGGTATGACATGGCCGTCGGAGATGCGGCAAATGCCGCCGGCTATGCGACAGTACCCGAAACAGGCGAAGAAGGCCGGGTTCGCTGGGGAGCACGGGAAATCAACCGTACCCGGGACTACATCGCCGCCTTGAAGGCTCTCATCCCTACAGGCAAATCGGGGTACCGCACCGCAGCCGGCATCACTTCGGGCACGACCGACCCGACTGGTGGTTCTGACGGAGACATCTACTTCAAGATCATCAGTTAGGTGTTGCCGTGACCGATTATATCAAGACCACCGGCGTCAACGGAAAGATGATGATCCGGGACACCGGACTCGATGTCGAGTTCTGGTTCAAGGCCGGATATTCGTCTGACTGGTGGAACGACATGCCGTTCAACTGGACGGCGAACGGAACAACAACGTCCAGGAAGTACGACTATCCGACAGGTGCCGACTGGCACAAGATCGGTGAAGTTCGTATTACAGATTCCCAGACGGTCACGTTCAGGATCACCGACCGATCAAGTGCGACCGGTATCGGTGGTCCTACGTCGTTCAGTCAGGCAATCAAGCGGGACACGGTACCTGCCAAGCCGACTACACCAGTCATATCCAGCATCACAGCCAATTCCGTCCATGCTACATTCTCGGACGGATCCAACGGTGGTGATGCGATTGACGCCCGGCAGATCGGTTACGGCACGAGCTCGACATCACCGCAGGACACAGTAAGCTCTGACCGGTCGACGACCATATTCGGGTTGTCTCCTGGAACGACTTACTACTTCTGGGCCCGCACTCACAACTCCGAAGGCTGGAGCTCGTGGTCGGGCCGAGCAACCGCTAAAACACTCACAGCTCCAGACGCCCCAAGCATTCCGCTTCTATCGAGCGCCAGGATGACGAGTGTAGACGTCGCCTTTAGCCCCAACGCTAGTGGCGGCTCAACAATCACCGGCTACGAGATCGGGTGGAGTACGAGTTCAACGGGCAATCCGACGAACTCTGTCGCCGCCAAGTCTCCTCAGGTGGTGACTGGTCTCAACCCTGGGACCGTATATTACTTCCGAACCCGGGCAAAGAGCGCGGTGGGGTGGAGTTCGTGGTCTGGGGCAGCCAGCGTCAGAACTGTTGCTGGAGCCTACGTGTATGTAGGCGCGGAAAAGAAACTAGCAGTCCCTTACGTGAAGGTAGGCGGGGTATGGAAGATTGCCGAGCCATGGGTCCGAAGCGTAGGGGTCTGGAAGAGAACCACTTAGATTGTGTTAGGGGAGGGTGCGCATGGACGAGGTTTGGATACGGGTGCTAATGACCGTCCTGGGCTCCGCAATGGGTTCCACGGGGCTCTGGGCATTCATCAGAAGTCGCGACACACACCGTAAGGCGACCAATCGGCTTCTGATGGGGATGGCCTACGAGACCATCACTAAGCACGGCATCGCCTACATCGAGCGGGGGTCCGTCACCAAGGACGAATTCGAAGAACTGAACAAGTACTTCTACGTCCCGTACAAGGCTCTCGGCGGGAACGGGGTCGCCGAGCGCATCATGGACGAGGTCAAGCGACTTCCGTTCAGGTCTCACAACAGGCACCCGGAGATATTCCAGGGTCGGGACAACGAGGGATGGGTCAACAATGTCCGAGTCGTCACACGTGAAGAAGCCGAGTCCTCTCCTGGGCGATAGCTCTTACAACGTGATCAAGAAGTCCGCAACCATCGTGCTGCCGGCGCTCGGCACCCTATATTTCGCCCTCTCCCAGATCTGGGGCCTCCCCAAGGCTGAAGAGGTCATGGGGACGATCGTGGCGATCAACACGTTCCTCGGCGTGGTCGTTCAGATCTCGAAGAAGTCTTACTACGCCAGTGGTGCCCAGTACTCGGGCGAGATCGAAGTCAACGGCGAGGGCATGGCTCGCATTGTCTTCGACGAGCATCCGGAGAAGGTCATCCAGCAGAGCGAAGCGACGTTCCGCATCGCCGACACTGGTGAGAATCCGGTAGTCGACCGCTGATGGTCGGCGTCCTGCTCGCTCATTTGGTGGGGGACTATATCCTCCAATCCGACTGGATGGCGAACGAGAAGACCAAGCGGTGGTTTCCCGCCTGGGCGCATGGCGTTACTTACGGGCTGCCGTTTCTCTTCGTCACGAATTCTCCGTGGGCGTTGGCGGTTATTGTGGTGACGCATGTGGTCATCGACCGTTATCGCCTTGCGAAGTACGTGGTCTGGGCGAAGAACTTCATAGCACCTCGCAAGTGGTGGTATTCATGGCGCGAATGTTCGGGCACTGGGTATCACCACAGCAGGCCTGCTTGGCTCGCCACATGGTTGTTGATCATCGCAGACAACACGATTCACTTGGTGATCAACGTCGCCGCTGTTCGCTATCTGTAACATTCTTCCCCAGGGGTCGCATATTTTACAGGCCCTATAGTGAGACCCCTACGGAAGGATCGAAATGATCAACCTGAAGAACATCAAGAAGACTGCTGAACCGAGCGAACTCGAGATCGAGGTTTCGCGCCTGTTCGCGGAGCTCAAGAACCACGAGCCCAACACCAACGAGTACAACGCGGTCGCCGACCAGCTGAAGAAGCTCTACCCCCTCAAGGAGATCGACTCCAAGAGGCGTGTGAGCCCTGACGCTGTTCTCGGCGCCGTGGCGAATCTCGCCGGTATTGCCCTGGTTCTGAACTTCGAACACGCGCACGCCCTCACCTCGAAGGCGCTCGGCATGGTCGGACGGAAGTTCATCGGCTGACAATCGTCAACCTGAAGGATCACAACAGGCGGCGTGCAGACCCTAGCAAGGTTTGCACGCCACTTGTTTTTTGCCTTTCGCAGGGAATACAGGGCATATTATGAGACCCCTACGAAAGGACTGAATCGATGAATCGTGGAATCAAGATCGGTTTCTCTCTGATGGCTGTCGCCGTGATCGTCCCTGTCGTGGCCGACATGATCATTTACCGTAAGCTGATGTGTTCTGAGTTCGACGAAAGGTACGCCAACGTTCGAGCTGCCAGGGCTGCAGATGCTGTGGTAAAGGATCTGATCGACCTCGGTTACTACGACGATCTGCCCGACACCGCCGCACGAGAGAAGGCCCTGAAAGACGACTACGAGTTCTTTAAGATGGCAGCTCGTTTCAAAGACTGATCTCAAAAGCCTCTGAACCCTACATGGGTTCATGCTTTTCCTTTCGCAGGATCTACACGCCTTATAATGAGACCCCTACGAAAGGACCTTCCCATGTATGACCCCCGCGACCCGTTCGACCGACTTCTGGCCGACTCCAACCTGCGGGCTGGTGGCGAGATCTTCGAGGAGACGATGCGAGACATTCGGAAGCAGCGAGCGCAAGCTCAAGCCGAAGAAGAAGCACGTCGTAACCGAAGGATCATCGTCCGCAGCCTCGTCAGGATCGGAGTCATCGCTGCAGCCGCTGTCGTAATCGTCAAGGCGATCAACAAGAACGAAGAACCCGAAGACTGATCTCAAGAGCCTCTGAACCCTACATGGGTTTATGCTTTTTCTCGCAAGGTTTACAGGCTCTATGATGAGACCCCTAACCGAAAGGATCGTCATGGACCTGAAGAAGAAGTTCGCCGAAGTCAAGACCAAGATCAAAGACCACGCCCCCGAGATCGCCCTTGCGGCAATCGCAGTCACCTCTATCGTGTACGCGATCGTTTTGAAGCAATCCCTCAACAAAAAGTGTGAGGCTTGTTCCAAGCCGATGTACCTGGCACTGGGAGCCTGCTGCCTCAAGGAACTCGAGAAGGGGGAACCCACGATCTGGAATTACAACGGCCACATCATCGACCTCGCCTACGATCCCGATTGCGCGGAAGACACTCACTAATCCAATAGCCTCTGGGCCCCTACATGGGGCTTATGCTTTTGTCTGATCCCTTCAAAATGGTAGTAGTTTCTGAGAGATTCGCACGATTTACAGGGGTTATGATGAGACCCCTACGAAAGGATCGTGCTATGCCTCTCCACCTGGTAATCATCAACACAATCGGTCCCCTGATCCTCGCTTTCATCACGATCGCCGAGATCCGGGACACCGCGCTTGACGCTGAAATCCAGGACGAGCAGATGCCGTCTGTGATCGACTGATCTCAAAGCCTCTAAACCCCTACACGGGGTTTATGCTTTCGCAAGGTCTACATGGCCTCTAATGAGACCCCTACTCTGATTGGACCGCCATGCTTGGGAACAAGAAGCGCTCGCTCCGTCTCAGCCTCGAAAAGGACAACAAGACCGGAACCCCCGGTGATGACAACTTCCTTCGCCCCGAAACCGTCAAGGCAATCGCCGACCAGACCAAGAAGGTAGCGAAGTACGTCGCAATCACCGCGGTTGCCGCTTACGCCGCAATCAAGGCTATCGACACGGTGAGCGAGATCGCAGTCAAGAAGACCAAAAGCGCCGACAACAAAGAAGACTGATCTCAGAAGCCCTCTACCCTACATTGGGTATGGCTTTTCGTTTTCGGAAAATTCCCCGGGAGGAATTTCATGGAAAGCAATTCCAAGTTCCACATCAAAGAGCATCCCTTCGCGGTCTGGGTCACTCTCGGAGTTGCATCGGGGGAGTACTTCACGATCAAGATGGTCCCGCCGGGTGCAGATCTGACTCATTGGTTAGTCAACATTGCGTTGGGTCCACTCGCCTTCTATCTGACGATGATCCCTGTTGGCTTCTTCGTCGTTCTCCTATGGTCTGCACTCGGTTGGTGGGACTGAGCTCGCAAGAATTACAGGGGTTATAATGAGACCCCTACTCTGATTGGACCCACCATGAACATGGCCCCCGTCAAGAACAAGCTCGTCTCTGCCAAGAACAAGGTCGTTGAGAACAAGACCAAGATCCTGGGCACCGTTGCCGTCGTTTCCACGACGGTCGTGGTGCTCCAGCAGATCGGAATCCGTTCCCTCAACGCCTTCTTGGACGAGAAGGGCCTGAGTGACGAGTACTACCACATGGACGAACTCGAAGAGAACTGACCTCACCCACTACCTCCCAACCCCTACAAGGGGTTTGGGTTTCGCCGAAAGGTTCATATTCATGGTTCGCATTGCCTCCGTTTCCGACATCAACGAGAAGCGCTCGAAGGCCATGGCCAAGCTCAAGGAGTCCTGGGAGGAGAACCCGCTCGCAGTCATCGCGGTGGTGGGTGCAGCCCTCGCCGGGGCTGGCAAGTTCATCGACGCCGTCAGCGGTCTTCAGAGTCGTCGCGCCTACGCAAGGATGCACCGTAACAAATGAAGAAGCTCTGGATCGAGAAGCCGCTCGTATTCGTCGCGGTAATCGGTGCAGCTGGAGGGGTCGTAGGAGCAATCCTCGGAGAACTCCAGATACGCAAAATGCGCGCCGAGATTCGTCGTAACAAGTAAGGACCATCATGCAGATCAAGGTTATTCGGCCCCACCCGGACTACCCGCTGGTGCACGTTCACATCCCCCTCACTGTCGACACCGAGCGTGAGGACCTTGCCGATATTCTGGCCGCCAGCAGGATGACTCTGCTCGGCCGGTGGGAGCCCAACATCGCTCAGGGTAAGGTCGAGGGGATGAAGGCGCCGGCTCTGCTGGAGGACGAGCACGTCAAACCGAAGAAGACGCGAAAGCGTTAACCTCGCAAGCTTTACACGTCATGTGATGAAAGACGACCCCATTTAACAGCTGCATGGGGTTCCATTTTCGTCGAGAGAAAGGCACTGTCGTGGCCGCTGGTAAGAAGATCACCATCCTCACGCTCATCATGCTTATCATCTTCTTCATCGCGAAGAAGGTACGCGACGAGGTGTTCGTCGACGGCGACGACGAGTAGCCACAACCTAGGGGCTCGCAAGAATTACACGGCGTATAGTGAGACCCCTATCGAAAGGCTTTGTCATGTCCACTGAGACCACCGAGACCGAGACCCCGAAGAAGTCCTTCCTCACCCGCCTTCTGGAGAAGACCGAAGCGCGGCTGGACGGCGAGGAGTCCGCCGACGAGAGCACCGCCCCGAAGAAGATCGACCCCAAGAAGATCCTCATCGGGCTGGGCGCAACCGTCGCCGGAATCACCGCCGTCTACGCCGCCGTCAAGGTCGTTTCCAACATGCAGGACGTCGAAGAGACCGACACCGAGGCCCCGGCCGACGAGTCCACCGACAACTGACCGAACCATCAACCGGAATCAGGCCCAGACCCCCTACAAGGGGTTTGGGTTTTCATTTTGCACAGGAGGGGACCAAAATGAACAACCACACCATCAAGCGCAGACGTAAGGTCACGTACCCACTGATTGGCGCCGCAGTACTCACCACCGCCATCGGGTTCGCCGTCTCCGTCAGCGCTCTGAACGGTTCGGCGGGGGGACCGTCGGTTCCGGAAAGCTTCGTCGGTGAGTGGGATCAGACCAACACCGAGATCTTCAACGGCATGGAGATGGAGGCCCAGATCACAGCTGGCGCCATCCAGATCAACGCCGAGTCCCGCGACGGCGATTCCAGCATCTACTGGCTCGGCACGTTCCCCGGGGACAAGAGCACGGCGAAGTCGTTCAAGACGACGTCCATCGGCGACTCGGACGCGATGGAGCGGTCGCTCCTCGGCTCCCAGGACAAGACGAAGACGTTCGAATACAAGGACGGCCGGATCACCTTCGAGTTCACCATCATGGGCAACACGAAGACGGTCATCCTCGAGAAGGAGGCGGAGCATTCGACGACGAAGCCTACCGCCACCGTCAAGACTCCCAGCACCTCGAAGCCTACCGCCACCGTCAAGACTCCCAGCACCTCGAAGCCCGCGGCGAAGACGCCTTCCACGGTCAAGACCAAGCCGGCGAAGGTCCCCACCGTTCAGGCACCGGCCCCCGCGGCTCCGAAGCCGGCCATCAAGGTCACGAAGTAAGGACTGATCGACTTGAACAAGCTCAACAGGATCGCGACGCTCTACGGTTGTACCGTGGCCATGGGTCTCGGCGCCATGATGGGTGGAATCGCCTATATCTCGATCCTCGAGAAGCTCACTGGTCAGCCCGTTTCCGCCATGGCGGAGGAAGAGACCAAGTCCGAGCAGTAGTACCGCATCACTCGCAGACGTAACAGAATCGCCGGCTGGCGACTAGACAGGAGCAACACAATGGATCTCAGCGCGCTTTTCCAGCGTGCGGGTAAGGTCGCCGCTAAGAACTCACCGGCGATTCTGTCCGCGATTGGTGTCACTGGCACCATTACCACGGCATATCTTGCCGCCAAGGGTGCCTTCCGGGCCAAGGAAATCCTGGACGAGGCTCAGGAGGCCAAGAAGGCTGAAGCCCTGGCAGAAAACCCGGTGGCCGAGCTCCCGAAGTACCAGGAGCCCGAAGAAGTCACCGAGGGGTCGACTGAGCTCACCAACCAGGAGAAGTTCGAGCTCACCTGGCAGTGCTACGTCCCCGCGGCGATCAGTGCGGCCGTGGGCATCAGCGCGATCATCTTCGCGGCCCATGTCAACGAGCGCCGGAACGCGGCACTGATGTCCGCATATTCCGTCGTAGAGAAGAGCTACGGCGAGTATCGGGCCAAGACGCTCGCGAAGGTCGGTAAGAACAAGGAACAGGCGATCCGGGACGAGATCAACCAGGACCGGGTCACTGAGAACCCTCCGGGCAAGAACGAGCTCATCATCATCACCGAGGGCAACGTTCCCTGCCGGGACTCCTTCTCCGGTCGATACTTCGACACCAACATGCAGGCCCTGCGCAAGGTCGAGAACGACATCAACTGGGAGATCCTGAACAACGGCTACGCGTCGTTGTCGGATGTCTGGGACAAGCTCGGCCTCCAGCACACTACCGGCTCGGACGACATCGGCTGGAACACGGACCGACAGTTCGAGCTGAAGGTCACCACCACGGTGACTACGGACGACCGGCCGTGCTTCTCGATCGAGTTCATGCCCCCGCCGATCCCGCGTTACTGGAACGCCACCGGTTGAAGAGCTGCGGACCCTGCCGATAACCCATATTGGCGGGCCGCTTTTCACTACCGCACAACTCACCTGGACGAAGTGTTCGGGGAAAACTAAGAAAGGCCACACAAGATAATGTCCAACGCCAAGAGCACCGCCGCTGCCGCCGAGAAGAAGTCCCCCCTCGAGGAGGTCGTCGAGCAGGCCGGTCTGACCGACAAGCCCACCGTTCCCCAGCAGGCCGAAGCGGCGGACAGCGGGACGGAGACCACCGACGGCGCCGACCAGGCCGACACCACCAAGAAGACCGTCAAGGACCGTCTGGCGGCTCTGACCGAGAAGGCCAAGGGCCACCGGGAGTTCTTCTACGGCGTCGCCGTGGGGGCCGTGGCTGCCGGCGTCACCGTCGCCCGTCTGACCCGTGAGAAGGTCGAGGAGGTCATGGAGCTCACCGTCGAGGCGGAGCCCGAGGACGCCGCGGCCGACGAGACCGCCGCCTGATCCCAGGCGTCTGAGACCAGAAAGAACAGAGGGATATTCCCATGGCGGTAATCAAGAAGGAGATAACCTTCACCAACATCGATGGTGAAGAGGTCACCGAGGAGTGGTGGTTCGGGCTCGAGCCGTCCGACGTGGTCGACATGGAGATCGCACATCTCCCGAACCCCGCCCAGTACCTCATGCAGATCATGGAGGACCACGACAGCCGGGCACTGCTCGAACTGTGGCGCGAACTCATGTGGAGGTCGGCGGGCAAGCGTATCGGGAAGCTCTTCGTCAAGGACGAGGCGACCCTACGCGAGTTCAAGTACGGCGGTGCGTACAACGCGATCTTCAGCGAGGTCTGCAGCTCTGACGACATCGGCGCGGCGTTCTTCACCAGCATCCTGCCGGAGAACATCCAGCAGAAGATCAAGGAGGAGACGAACCAGGAGTTCACCGAGCAGCAACTCCTGGAGATGTCCGACGAGGACTTCGACCGGATCGCCGGCACGGACACGAAGAAGATGTCCCAGCAGCACTTCATGATCGCGTACCAGCGGCGCAGCCGGAAGCTCGGCAAGACTGCGTGACCGAAGAAGAGCTTGCAAAGCTGAAGATCTTCTTCATCCAGATGGGTATCATCTCGACCCTCGTGTTGAGCGGATATTTCATCGCCTGGGGAGTTAAGGCACTCCTCTTCTGAACGTGGCGACCGGGGTGGTAGATGGCAGTCAAGTAGGGGTCTCACCCGCGACTGTAGTCACCGCCCCGGTCGTCACACCCTTTGAGGGATGGGAAAGCACCATGAACAGTAGCAAGAGAATCGTCGTCATATTCGCTCTGGCCTTGGGTATCTTCGCCTTATCCATACCCAGCGCGGAGGCCGCAACTCTCCGGAGCTCCGCCATGGCCAGCGCCAAGACCCAGAAGGGCGCTCGGTACGTCTACGGAGCCGAAGGCGGCTACAGCCGGGGTTACGACTGCTCCGGTTTGGTCTACTGGGCGTACAGGCAGCACGGCAAGACGCTGCCCCGCGTTGCTCAGGACCAGTACAACAAGTCGCAGAAGGTCTCCCCCAGTTCTCGGAGGGCTGGGGATCTGATCTTCATCCGCGACAGCCGGGGGCGTGTCTACCACGCGGGTATCTTCACCGGCGTCAGGAACGGAGTTGGGTACATGCTCAACGCGAACACCGGCTCGTATCGTGGCCGGAAGGTCGTCGAGGCTCCAATCAAGGAGTACACGGCGGGCTCGCCCACGGCCGTTTACGGACGATATTGATGTGCGCCAAATGCGCATTGGGTGATCCGAAGGCTCACGTCGACGGAACCATCCTGGACCGTGATCTGAATCCTCTGTTCGAAGGGACCGAGGATCAGATCATGGACTACATCATGCGGAACCCGCTCGTCGTTCATACGGTCTGGGTAGCAGGAGAAGGCGAACCCATATCCATCGATGAATGGACCGAGTGGGTCGACGAATGCAGCCCAGAATGACGGGGTAATTACGGTGGACCCAGAGGACTTCTATTACACCGAATCCGCGCCGAATGGTGATCGAGTCCATATCTTCCAACTGGCCGGTCACCAGTGCATTCTCATGCATCGCAAAGTTTACAGGGGTTATAGTGAGACCCCTACGAAAGGATTCGCTGTGAACCCCCGTATCGCTAAGAAGATTGCCCAGACCGTTGTCGCCGTCGCCATTTCCACGCTTCTCGGAGCCACCTACAAGCTTGGAAAGCAGGCTGACGAACTCATCGGCGAGCACTATGACGCGAAGATCGAGGAAGCCAAGCAGCCGAAGCTGTAAACGTAAATCACTCACCTCCTAAACCCCTACATGGGGTTTGGGTTTTCAGATAGGGCAGCCATGGAGAATTTCCCCGGCAACAGCAATTCGGCACGTATGCACAAGCCCACCGACAAGCCGGAGGAAGCCAAGACTGAGGCTGCCGCTCCGAAGAAGTCGGCCGACCGTGTGGTCACGGGCAAGGTCAGCACGAAGAAGAAGCCGATCGGTGAACGTTTCAAGTCCATGTTCATCACCGACGGCGCCGGCTATGCCGAGTTCCTTGTCCAGAAGGTCCTGATCCCCAAGGCCAAGGACACTCTGGATACGATCATCACGCAGGCTCTGAACGGTATCGCCCAGGGCATCCAAGAGGCGATCCACGGAGGTCCTGCGCCGGATCACAAGACCGGAAGGACCACCACGGTCATCGGCGGCAACCGCCCACCGCTGATCAACTACAACCAGATTTCTAGGTCTTCCTCCACGATCACCCGGAGCACTCAGGCGGAGCCTCGGATTCTTCGCCGATCGAACGTTCTGGAGGACATCGTCCTTCCGACCCGTGAGGACTGCAACGCGGTCATCGGCGAGCTCACCGAGGTCATTCAGAGTGTCGGGCACTGCACCGTTGGGGACCTCTACGTCTGCGTGGGCATTCAGCCGAACCAGACGGACGAGGGCTGGGGCTGGAACAATCTCAGGGGTGCCGGCGCTCGTCAGCTGACGACTGGCGAGTACGTATTGGTCATGCCGAAGCCCATAGAGATCCAGACCTACTAGGCGCCCCACCGCCATGTCCGGCATATCCAAGAGGGAGATGATCAAAAAGGCTTACCCCACTAAAGCCTGGGCCGCTAAGGTCGACAAGATGCCTGACAGTCAGGTAGTCGCCATATTCTTCAGTCTACGGAGGAAGGGCAAAGTATGAAGAAGCCCTGGACCTTCGTTCGGGTATTCGACAAGCACAACCCTCGCTGGAACGAACACCAGAGAATCCAGAATCCGCTGTACATCAGCTGGGTTCAGGATGTTCTCAACCATCGACTTCAGGTCAAGGGATACGTTTCGGCAAACGAGGCTCTGGAACTACTCGGTTTTGAACGCACGATCAAGGGCGGTCAGGCCGGGTGGATCCGAGACCATTCTGGCGAGGGTGACGGATACATCGACTTCGGGGTCTGGGCTGAAGGATTCGATCACGGGAAAGCGTGGATTCATGGCAAGCTCGATGTCATGACGATTCGCTTGAACGTGGACAGAACCACCATATCCATGCCTCGTCGAATAGCGAAGTTGAAAACAGAGGGGAAGCTCTGATGCGGTTCGCGATCGGGTTCGTCTGCGGTGTAGCCGTAGCCCGGCCCGTTCTTACGTTGGTGGACAAATACGTCCCTCCGATCGTTCACGAAAAAGTGATCGACGGGCTCAACGCCATCAACGTCCGACTCGTCGCTCTCGGCGACAACCTGCACCGGAAGATGGAGGAGAAGCGTAATGATGAATCCCGCTGACCGCGCTGTTGGTTCGTGGAACGAGCTTCTCGGCGTTCTTCTGGAAGACGAGGATCGGAAGAAGATCGAATGGGCAATCGGTGCGATCATCGCCGGAGGCCCAACCAAGATGCTCGTCATCACCGGTCCGGAGAAAAGCGGGAAGAGCTCCATCCTGACGCTCATGGAGCGCGTGATCGAGATGCACCGCGAGGAGGACAGTCTCCCCGTGGCCGTCAGACGATCGGGCGCCTCTGATCCAGACATGGACCGCTTCATGCTGATCGAGGACAACCGTCCAGGCCTCGCCGAGCGCTGGTTCAAGATCCCCGAGCGCATCATCGAAGTCCCCACTACCGGCTACACCCTCACGCTGAACAACTTCTACTTGCTCGCGGGATTCATTTCTTCCCACATGGGCGCCATCGCTACCCGTTGTCTCGCGACTTACCGCGAGCTCGGCCCCAACCACTACGACACTGTTCGGGAGAACAACAAGTGAGTCTCAAGTCCCTGACCCACCGGGTCAGGGACTTGAGACTCACTTGTTG